ATCCACGGCGCGGCCTGATTTGCATGGAGCCAGTCATTGGCTGGCCTCTGCGGTTGGAAAAGTCTTTAACGCTTGTCAGCAAGGCGGGAACCATGGGGCCTAGCTTTGCAATTTCTCCATCGTTTCGCACGTATCTCGCCGTTTCCAGTGCGGAGGCGTTGATACACGTTGGTCATTTGCTCAGTTTGGCAATGCAACGATAGCCGCAAACCTTGCAGACACGATTCAAAGAAGCAACGGAAGCGGAGCATTTGCGGACATTTCTGGAGCTCCCAAGGCAAAGATTGTATTTTCTGTCGGCTCTCAAGTCATGGCTTTAAACACCAATGACGGAGTAGTGAAACAGAACGGCTGGCACTGCTCTGCATCGTTTGATGACACTGATTGGGTGGAGGATGTGGCTACTCTGTGCGCTTCTGGTCAATTGGTATCAGCACCAGGACAGATTACAGCAGGCGCACGATTGGGTGAGTATGCCGTGGCCTACAAAGAAAAGGCCGTTTATGTCGGTCAATTCGTAGGCTCTCCCTCCGTTTGGGACTGGCAACCCGTGTCTGACAACGTGGCTGGTTGTGTAGGTCAAGACGCCTTGTGTGATATTGGCGGGGCGCACTTCTTTGTAGGCTCTGATTCGTTTTGGGTGTTTGATGGGTCCAGACCGCAACCGGTAGGTGTTGGGCAGGTTAAGCAGTGGTTTAACGACAACTCCAGCCCATCATCTAGATACAAAACACAATGCATCTATGACCGTCAAAACTCGGTTGTATGGATTTTCTACTGCACCAAGAATTCCACGACCCTAGATGCCGCTCTGGTCTACCACACCGCAACAAAGCAATGGGGCAAGGTAACGATCAGCATTCAAGCTGCTTTGAACTACATTGGGCAAGGTACGACGATTGACGGTTTGAACGCGATTGCAGCCACGATTGACAACCTTGAGAGCTATTCGTTTGACTCTCAATACTGGCTGACTGGAGGCAAGGCGCTTTCCGTCTTTGTTGGAAATCAGATTCAGACCCTGACAGGTGTTTGCTCCGACTCATCCATGGTTACCGGCGATGCTGGTGATGATGACTTGGTAACCCTGCTTTCGATGATTCGGCTTCGATTCGCTCCGTCTTCCAAACCATCTACCGCCAATGTGCAGGTATTTGGAAAGATGGAAGAAGGTGATTCGCTAATCACCGGGCCAACATCGTCTATGCAGGATGGGAAATTTGACGTTCTCCAATCGGCTAGGTTTCACCGTGCTTCTTTCACATTCTCTGGCGATCACAAACTGATTGCACTAGGCGCCGTTCTCCAGCAGGAGGGCAATGTATGAAAGTGACCGTAAACCGCCTGAATGCCGATGCAGACACTATCCGCATTTTCAGGGAAATAGCGATACAGCTTAACTCCTTGTCAGAGGGAAAAATATCAGCAAGGTACGGAGCCATGACAGCGGCACCAACGACAGGGACATGGGCACTTGGCGACAAGGTAAGCAACAGCGCACCGGCTGAATTAGGCATTGCAACAGCTAAATACGTGATTGATGGCTGGATTTGTGTTTCTGGTGGAACGCCCGGAACATGGTTAGAGCAGCGAACCCTTACAGGGAACTAGGAGAACGACATGGCAGAATCTTGGACAGGTGGCAACCCATTCTTGGGAACCAACAACCCCTATTTGCAGCAAAACATTGATGCAACGATGGGCGATATCACCCGAAACTACAACATGGCAGTGAAGCCGCAGACAGAAGCGGCAATGGCCAATTCTGGAAGTTTTGGCAACTCTGGCTTGCAACAGCTACAGGGTGAGCAACAACGCCAACTTGCTGCGACCCTTGGAAACACATCCAACAACATGCGGATGCAGGACTACGGCAACCAGCAACAGATGTACCAGTGGGATCAAGGTTTTAACCGGGATGTGTTTAACGACCAATTCTCGCAAAACCAGCAGAATCTATCGAACTACATGGGCCTTCTGGGGCAGGGTAATCAGTTCAATCAGCAGGACATTGCCAATCAAACCGCGATGTATAACACACCTCTGACCTATCAACAAGCCTTTACCAACATGTCTAATGCTACTGGTGGGCTTGGTGGTACTTCGACCAATTCTCAAACCGGCCAAGGCTCTCCTTTGACAGGGGCGCTGGGTGGTTGGGGGCTTGGTTCTAGCCTGTCTAGCTATTTCAAATAAGGGGCGATCATGGCAGATATGTGGAACATCGGCGGTGCCCTTCTAGGTGGGTTGCTTGGAAATCAATCCAGCACACAAAGCACCTCCAACACCCAGCAACCCTACGCCCCGGCGCAACCTTGGATTCAGTCCAATATCAACAGCGGGCAGAACCTTCAAAAGCAATATCAGGCAAACCCATTGAGTGCAGGGCAGATTGCAGCCTATGGGAATAGTCTAGGTCTTACGCAAGGGTTCCGCGATCAGGCTGGAGACTTGATTCAGCAAATGAACAGCATGAAGCAGTTTGACCGCAACAACCCAACTGGCAAGGCTACGCAGTTCAACTTCACTAGCGCGCCACAGTCCAGCAATGTGCAAAATTCGCTGCTTTCCTCTCTGCCTGCGCAATCGGTAGGCCTGTTGGCTGATAACGCCATGTCCAGCGCATTGAATCGTGGCGGTTCTAATGCATCGTCTGGTTACACGGGGTCTGGCAGCAAGGAAGTTACCAAGGGCTGGTATGAAACCACCACCCCAGAGGAACGGGCACAGTTCTTTAGCGAGAATCCTACTCTTGCATGGATCAGCAAGATGGGCCTAAACCTGTGGAATGCTGCAAACCCCTATGGACTGGCTTCGATGCAAGACCCACGGCAAACCGCTGGATATTTGGCCGAGACAACCGGACAAGCCCCCGCAAGTGGTAGTCACTACAACGGCAACTATGGCAACTATGGATCGAACTACGGCAACGACCAATACAGCATGGGGCCTTCTCAGACCAATCAAGCTGATACGTCTAGCTGGGGCACACCGACAAACACCCTCTCAAACTCTGGCTATGGGTCTTGGTAAAGGATAAAAAATGGCAGGACTTCTAGACCTTTTTGGCGACGATAACGCCCGCTTTAGCCTAGGGCTTTTGGCTGCTGCTGGACCGCGTTTTGATGGTGCGAATGAAGGCCAACGCATTCAAGAGGCATTAGGTGGATTCGATGCCTATAAACAGAAGCAAACGCAATCCCAGATGCAAAAAATGCAGATGGAGCAGATGCAAAACCAGATGGCGCGACAAAAGCAAATGGAGGAACTGGCGAAGCGATATGCAACACCAGGAACCCCAGGCCTTGCACCAATCCAAGGCGATGCAATCCTGCCGGACTATCTGAAAAGCGGAATTTTGCCAAGTGCTGGACAAGCTGCAAAGCCAGCAGGTTTTGACTTCCAAGGCTATGCACAAAGCATGGCGGCAATTGATCCCATGGAGTCGCTGAAATTACAGCAGGCGCTTCAAAAGGATGAAACTCCTATCACCCTGAAAGAGGGTGAATCGCTGCTGGACAGAAAGACATACAAGCCTATTTTTAGCCTCCCCAAGGCAGCAGCCAAGCCATCAGCCGTGCAGGAGTACGAATATGCACGAGAACAGGGCTATCCCGGCACGTTCCAACAGTTTCAGCTTGAGCAACGCAAAGCAGGGGCTACGAACGTCAACACTAGGGTTGAAAACAAAATGGGAGAGGGCTTGGCTTCGCAAGTTGGCCCGATGGTGAAGGGTACTTACGATGCTGCAACTGGTGCAGTAGCCCAAATTGACGCAGCAAAGCGCATTATTAGCGCCATAGACAGCGGAAAAGTGATTGCTGGCCCAACTGCTGGGGCGCGCATGAAAGTTGCCCAAATCGGCCAACTTCTTGGCGTGTCCGGAAAAGACGAAGCAGAGACTATTGCGCGGAGTCGGGATGTTATTCGCGGATTGTCAGAAATGACACTGCAAGGACGTAAACAAATGTCCGGTCAGGGTGCAATTACAGAATCTGAGGGCAAGCTTGCTGAGAAAGCCATGTCTGGCGACATTGAAGACCTGACAGCGGCAGAAATCAAGCAACTTGCCAAAGCATCTGCGCGGGCATCTAAGTTTGCCTATGACACGCACCAAAAGAACATTTCACAATTGCAGTCAAACCCATCCACTGCGGGCTTAGTTCCTTTCTATCAAACAAGCCCATTGCCAAGCAGGAACTTTCGAGCGTACAGCGGCAAGCATTGCACGGGCAGAACCTCTATCCTCCGCGTGTACTTTCTCTAGGTCAATGGCGTTTTGCTTGAGAAACTTCTGAAACTCAATCTCTGCCAGTTTGATTTGCGCCACTTGCTCAGGCGTCATTTTCCCGCTGTTTAGCACCTCAGAGACTGCCTCGACGGTCTTGGCCTCAAGTCCTAGCTTGTCAGCAATGAATGCAGCCGCAGCGCCGCCTAACGGGCCGCCTAGGGCGGTGCCAATCATGGGGGCTAGGGTTTTCAGTAGTTCGATCATTTCATTCCTTCTGGTGACTCTATGGAGTAGTGGTTCCCATCATTGAAGTCGCCACCCCAGCGGCATAGCGGGTGCAGTGACTTCCAAAACTCGCCCAATGGCTTGTGGTCTTCTGTCGATTGCAGAAAAACACCGTCTTTGAACAGGTTGTAGTCTTGAGCCAAGCGGTTTTTGTGGTTGCTGTCTTTGTGGCCGTAACCCAGCTTTACGCCGATGGCCCCATGCAAACGCGGGTCGCGGTAAGCGTCACCTAGGGTTAGTTCATAGCCTTGTTCGTAAGCAAAGTCCACCAAGCGCGGCAGAAGTTTTGCGAATAGTCGCTGACGCTCACCGAGTTTCATATCACCTCCATTTGAGTACCCCGCCATGCCTAGAGCATGTCCCCGATCGGTGTTTGCTGTGGCTTACTGTTCCGTCTTTACACTCGGCGGTTATCGGCTTACCCATGCCTATATAAACAGACATTGATAAGATTCCTATGGCGACAATGGACACCACCCATTTCACTTGTCTGCCTTTGAATCTAACTTAGAGTCAATCTTGTCCAACTTGGTAAACAAGGCGCTCGACAGCTTATCTATCAGCTTTTCCATGTCATCACGTTTTACATACTGCCCAGCAACCAAAACCTGAATGCTCTGCACTTTGTCAGCTAGTTCGCTGTCCTTTTGTTGCAGCGTTTTGATACTGTCATTGAACGTTTTAAGCACATAGCCACCCAAGAAAGCAACTAGGGACAACAAGATATTGAAGGCGGTTTGGCTGTCCATTCTTTCTCCTTATTGTTTTGCGGCGTTTCTTATCTTATCTAAGCTCAGACCAATACCCAATTGCTGCAGCACTTGAGACTATGTATGTTCCACCGGGTGGGACCTCCGCTTGCAAGGAAGAAACAACCGCCGCATAAGCCACCACAACGCCATCCACGGCAATAGAAGAAATCCCGCTGGTGGATGGAGTAAATGCAACCTTTATCACCCTGTCTGCGTTGTTTGTGTAAGGGGTTCCAAGCGACCTAGAACCAGAAACATCCTGCCATTTTTGACCGAAGCCAATGGACTGCATGGATGTATAGGCCTGCCCGCCCACAGGCTGGAATAGCGATGGGCTTTGTGCCCAATTGCCCGCCGTTGTTTGGGTGCTCCTAAAAATGCCAACAACCTTAAAAGCAACGCCAGTACGTGCAGTTGTTGAATAAATCACGGATGATGAATCCGCAGCCCCAGCTCCACCCTCTGCGGTAGTGTTGATTAGTGTTGTTTCATCTAGGTTGATTCCTCCAGAAATATTGCACCATGCCAATTCCATAGTTCCGGCATTATTTATTGCAAGCAGCGCAATACTGCTTTGAACTCCGCTAGATGTTCCTCCAGTCGATCCGCTGGATATTGTGGTCGTGATTTGGGAAGAATTGCTTACAAGATCGGGGATGCCACTGGTAAGCGTTGCCGATCTAAATCTAATTCCAGTTGGGTTTAGCTTCAAAACCAGAGCGCCAGCCGACAAAGAATAGTCAACAGACTCCATGCCCCTATATGAGGATGTCTGAACAAAAGCAGTCGTTGCCACCTTTGTAGAATTGTCGCCCGTGGTTGCTGTGGTGGCCGTAGCCGCGCCTATTTCGCCTCCAACCAAGGCCGGTAGCGCCGAGGCTCGGAAGTACGAGAGCACATTCCAGCCGTTTCCGGTGCTATTTGGGACGGCAATCAAACAATCGCCAGATGCCGTTGTAATGTTTGCAGCACCCGGAAGGTTTAACAATGTGGCATTGTGGGTGAGAATTAATGCGCCGGTAAACCTTATGAATCGTGGCCCGTTGTAGTTGGTCCCAAAACTCGTGATCGTTGTCGTTCCGGTAATCTCTACACAAAACGAATTTTCTCCACCTATGTCAGTGGTTCCGGCGCTTGCCACAGTTTTAACTGCGGTCTGACCCTTGCCATCCCGCAACAGTGCAATAAATGCAGCGTGTGCACGTTGCACATCATCCAAAACAGATGGGCTATCTGTACCGGCTGGGTAGTTAGATGCTGCTGTTTGCGATAGATCGGTGATTACGGTAGGGGTCGGCATGGTCTATCCTTTTGAGGATTGTCTTTTGTAGTAAAGCAAACTAATATGTGGAATGAACTTTGACCCCATATACATCGGTTGGCTTATAGCGATTGGATTGATTGCACTATTCTCTAGGCGCGGCAAGTAACCCGC